TCGCTGTGATGATCGGGAAAGAGGTGTGGGTGTATTGGTGCAAACAACATAGGAAACCCATTCATGGCACGTCCAAGTGATTACACCTCAGAGCTGGCTGAGGCGATCTGCCTACGCCTGGCCGAAGGTGAATCGCTGCGGTCCATCTGCCGTGATGATGTGATGCCGGATAAAGCGACAGTCCTGCGATGGATAGCTCGCCACGATCTGTTCCGCGACCAATACGTGCGGGCAAAGGAGCAAGGCGCCGAGGCTCTGGCCGAAGAGATGTTCGAGATTGCCGACGATGGCTCGAATGACTGGATGGAACAGCTCGACAGCGAAGGCGCCGCGGTGGGCTACAAGCTCAACGGCGAGCACGTCCAGCGCTCGAAGCTCCGGATCGACACCCGCAAGTGGTATCTGTCCAAGATTCTGCCCAAGAAATACGGCGACCGCATCCAGCAGGACGTAACGGTCGACGTTAAAGACGGCCTGGCCGAGAAAATGGCGGCAGCTCGTGAACGTGCGCAGCAGGGTTGACCCTGAGCTGCAGTTGATTGAGGACATAGCCGGCTTCACCCATAACCCGCAGGGCTTCGCTATGTACGCGTTCCCCTGGGGCCATGGAGAGCTTGCTGGCGTTGAACGTCCTCGCGACTGGCAGTGGGAGACGATGGGCGTCATTGGCGACCATCTCAGCAATCCAGAGACGCGCTTTCAGCCGCTGATGATCTCGGTGGCGTCTGGTCACGGTATCGGCAAATCCGCCGAAATGGGCATGATCCTCAATTGGGCCATGTCCACCTGTGAGGACTGCAAGGTCGTCGTAACGGCCAACACCGAGAACCAGCTGCGCACGAAGACCTGGCCAGAGATCGGCAAATGGTTCCGCCTGGCGATCAATAAGCACTGGTTCAACGTCACTGCGACGAAGGTTGCTTCTGTTGACCCTGAGCACACCGATAGCTGGAAGGCTGACGCGGTGCCATGGAGCGAGCACAACACCGAAGCATTCGCCGGCCTGCACAACAAGGGCAAGCGAATCGTCTTGATCTTCGATGAAGCCTCCAACATTGCCGACAAGGTGTGGGAGGTCGCAGAGGGCGCGCTGACGGACGAAGACACCGAGATCATATGGTTGGCCTTCGGTAACCCGACGCGGAACACAGGGCGCTTCCGTGAGTGCTTCACGCGCTACAAACATCGCTGGGTCACCAAGCAGGTCGACTCACGCACCGTAGACGGCACGAACAAGCAGCAGATCGCCAAATGGGCGGATGACTATGGCGAAGACTCCGACTTCTTCCGAGTCCGTGTCCGCGGCATGTTCCCGAGGGCGTCCGACTTGCAGCTGATTCCGACTGACTGGGTGGCCGAGGCCATGCGGCGCGAGGCTGTGTTCGGCCTGTCTGATGCGCTGGTGTGCGGTATCGACATTGCTCGCGGTGGCGCTGACAACAATGTGATTCGGTTCCGGCGCGGCCTTGATGCTCGATCGATCAAGCCTATCCGCATTCCTGGCAGTGAGACGCGCGACACCACTGTGTTCATCGCCAAGGTGTGCACGGTGGTGCAGGAGCACAAGCCAGACGCTGTATTTGTTGACTCAACAGGCGTTGGCGGGCCAGTGGCTGACCAGTTGCGCCGGCTCATGCCTGGCATCGTCATCATTGACGTGAACTTCGCCAGCGCAGCCCCTGATAACCACTACGCGAACATGCGGACGTACATCTGGTGGATGTTGCGTGAGGCGCTGCGTGCTGGCCTTGCCATCGAGCAAGACCCAGACCTTGAGGCCGAACTGACCTCGCCCGAGTACACGCACAACCAGCGTGACCAGATCGCCCTGGAGAAGAAGTCGGAGATCAAGAAGCGCCTCGGCATCAGCCCTGATGACGCCGACGCTTTGGCCCTGACCTTCACATTCCCCGTTCAGAAATCTCAACACACTCACGAGCAAGGCAGCGCGCTGCTGAGTGAGTACGACCCATTTGCGAGGTAGACACATGTGCGGCAGCTCACTGAGTAAGGTTGTCAAGGTTGCAACGCTGGGCCTCGTGGACATGGACACCCCAAAGCCGCCGAGCCCGCCAAAGCCTGATGCGCCCCTTGATGCGCCAACCGAAGTCGACCCTGGCGTGACCCAGGCTCGCGAGGATGAGCGCAAGCGCAGGGCTGCTGCGGCAGGGGCAGGTAGCACAATTCTTACTGGCGCAGGCGGCCTCAATACCGCCGCGCAGACTGGGCAGAAGACTCTGTTGGGGGCGTAAATGGCTGACTCTCTGCGTCAACAGCTGGACCGTCGGCTGTCCCAGCTCAAGAACGAGCGCGACAAGGGCTGGCTGCCACTGTGGCGCGACATCAGCGACCACATTGCTCCGGACATGGGGCGGTGGAATACCTCGGATGTGAACGAAGGCAAGCGCCGCGATCAGTTGATCATCAACTCGACCGGCCGTAGCGCGCTCAAAGTGCTCGCCTCTGGCATGTTCAGCGGCATGACCAGCCCCTCGCGGCCGTGGTTCAAGCTGGCCACTCCTGACGCAGCGCTGATGGAGTTCGGGCCGGTCAAGTCCTGGTTGCACCAGGCAGAGCTTGCCATGCAAGACGTGTTTGCGCGCTCCAACCTGTACAACGTGCTGCCGACTCTGTACGCAGAGCAGGGCGCGTTCGGTGTCGGCGCCATTGCCTGTATGCCTGATGACGACGAGTTCATTCGGTTCTACAACTTCACAGCCGGCAGTTACATGGCTGCGACCAGCGCCCGGCAGCAGGTCGACACGCTGTACCGCGAATTCAAGATGACCGCGCGGCAGATGGAGCAGCAGTTCGGCAAGGCTGCGCTCAGTTCCACCGTGCAGACGCTGCTCACGACAAACCCGGATGCCTGGGTTGATGTGTGCCATGCAGTCGAGCCCAACGACAAGCGCATCGCCACACGCGATGACAGCCGAAACATGCCGATCCGCTCCGTCTACTGGGAGAAGGGCGGCGACCAAGACAAGATGCTCCGCGAGTCGGGCTTCAAGTCATCGCCGATCATGGTCCCTCGCTGGGATGTGAACGGGGAGAACGTCTACGGCTCCGGCCCTGGCTCGGTTGCCTTGGGTGACACCAAGGCGCTGCAGCTGATGGAGAAGCGCAAGGCGCAGATGCTTGAGAAGGGCGTCAACCCGCCAATGGGTGCGCCTGGCTCGCTGCGTGGGCAGCGTGCGTCGATCCTGCCTGGCGACATCACCTACATCGACCAGAACGCAGTAGGGCAAGGGTTCGCGCCGCTGTATCAGATCGACGCCTCGTGGTACGGAGCATTGCGTGCTGAGATCATGGCGCACGAGGAGCGGATCAACTCGGCCTTCTTCGTCGACCTGTTCTTGATGATCAGTTCGATGGATGACGTGCGGACGGCTACCGAGATCGCCGCGCGTAAGGAAGAGAAGATGCTGATGCTCGGCCCTGTGCTCGAACGCATGAACGACGAGCTACTTGACCCGCTGATTGATCGCGTGTTCAGCCTGATGATGGAGCAGTCCGCTCCGCGCTGGGCTGGCTTGCTGCCAGGCAATCCGATGCTGCCGCCTCCGCCTAAGGAGCTGGCCGGCATGGACCTGAACGTTGAGTACGTGTCCATTCTGGCTCAGGCACAGAAGGCGCTAGGCGTGTCGGGCATCGAGCGCGCCATCAGCTTCGCTGGCAACCTCGCAGGCATTCAGCCGGACATCATCGACAAGATCGACTTCGACCAAGCCGTTGATGAATACACCGCAATGCTGGGCGTGCCTCCAACGATCATCCGCTCGGATGAGGACGTTGCGCAGATGCGCCAGGCCCGCGCACAGGCTCAGCAGGAACAGCAAGCCATGGAGCAGATGGGCGCAGGCATTCAGGGCGCCAAGCTTCTTTCCGAAACCAACGTCTCTGGCGATAACGCACTCGCCGCACTGGTAGGCCAATGACCAACGCAGCCAATGAAGCCGCAGCCAAGAAAGCCGCGGCACTGGATCAGCTCGCCTCGAAACAGGCCGACGACGACTTCCTTTGGTTGATGAACCAGCGCAGTGGTCGCCGCTTCGTGTGGGACTTGCTCGGCCGCTGCAACGTGTTTGCAACCAGCTTCAACTCTCACGGCGGGCTGATGAATCTGGCCGAGGGCAAGAAGCAGATCGGCTACCAGTACCTGAACAAGATCAACCAGCTCTGCCCCGACCTCTACGTCGTGATGATGAACGAGGCCAACGAGGCAGCGCGCAACCGAGAGCTCCAACTGGAGCAAACAGAGGAAACCAATGACTGACTCGACTCAAGCAAGCGCTCCGGAAACTCCCACCAGCGCCGCGGCAGACGTTCAGTCCGGAGCCCCTGCAGTTGCACCTGTGACCGAGCAAGCCCCGGCAGCGCCGGAAGCTCAAGCAGAAGCACCCGCAGAGGCGCCCGGCCAGCCGGCTCCGGCAGTGGAATACACGGACTTCGCTGTGCCTGAAGGCATGGAGATGGACGCCGAAGTGCTGACCAACTTCAAGGGCATCGCCAAAGAGCTTGGCATTCCCCAGGAGGCGGCACAGAAGCTCATCGACTTGCAGGCATCGCTGGAGGCCAAGCGTTCCGCCGCAGCAGAGCAGGCGCAGGCCGAACAGGCGCAGCAATGGGCAGCCCAGGTTAAAGCCGACAAGGAACTGGGCGGCGAGAACTACGACAAGACCGTAGCGACCGCCATCAAGGCCGTTGAGCAGTACGGCACCCCAGAGCTGCGCAGCCTACTGAACGAAACCGGAATCGGTAACCACCCCGAGCTGGTGAAGTTCTGTCATCGCATTGGCAAGGCCCTCTCCGAGGATGGCCTGGTAATGGGCGGCACCCAATCCGCTCGCGAAATGAGCATTGTCGACGCCTTCAAGTAAGGCAAAACCGAGATCAGTAAGGAGAACCCACAATGGGTATTTTGACTTCCACCATGCCGACTCTGCTGGATAAGTTCAGCCGATCGGAGAAAGACGGCAAGATCGCCAAGATCGTTGAACTCATGGCCAAGCAGAACGATGTTCTCATGGACGCCGAGTATCAGGAGTGCAACGACGGCAGCAAGCACAAGACCACCATGCGCTCCGGTATCCCTGAGCCAACCTGGCGCATGTTCAACAAAGGCGTGCAGCCTTCCAAGTCCACCACCGTCCCAGTGCTCGACACCACTGGCATGATGGAAGACTACGGCCTCGTTGATAAGGCGCTGGCCGACCTAAGCGGCAACGCTGATGCCTTCCGCGTGTCCGAGAACATCGCCAAGCTGCAGGGCTTCAACAACAAAGCCGCGCGCTACATGATCTACGGCAACACGTCGTCCGAGCCTGAAGCGTTCCTCGGCCTGGCGCCGCGCTACAACGACCTATCCGCCGAGTCCGGTGCCAACATCGTTGACGCTGGCGGCACCGGTTCCACCAACACGTCCATCTGGTTCGTGACCTGGGGCGAGATGACCACTCATCTGCTCTATCCGAAGGGCAGTGTGGCCGGCTTCCAGCACCGCAACCTGGGCGAAGACACCGTAGGTGATGGCAGCGGCGGCGAGTTCCAGGCATACCGCGACCACTTCAAGTGGGATATCGGCATGTCCGTCCGCGACTGGCGCGCAAACGCCCGCATTGCGAACATCGATGTCACCGCCCTGACCAAGGACGGCGCAACCGGCGCTGACCTGATCGAGCTGATGATCGAGGCGTTCTACCGCATCGAGAATCCTATGCAGGGCGAGGGCCGCACGGTCATCTACTGCAACCGCACCATTCAGACCTTCCTGCACAAGCAGGCTGCCAACGCCAAAAACGTCAACCTGACGCTGGGCGAGTACGCCGGCCGCAAGATCCCTGAATTCCTGGGCATGCCGATCAAGCGCGTCGATGCCATCCTCAACACCGAAGCCCGCGTGGTTTAAGGAGACACATCATGCTTTTTGACGCGAAACTTCTGATGTCCAATCATCAGGCCATCACCGCGACCGCCGCCTCCACCGACGTAATCGACACGGGCAGCACTAAGGACGTAGGCAAGGACGGCAGTGTCCCGCTTGCCGTTCAAGTTACCGAAACCTTCAATGCTCTCGACAGCCTGAGCATTGCCATCCAGACCGACGGCGATTCAGCCTTTGGCTCGCCCAAGACACTGGCAACCGTCACCGTCCTACTGGCCGACCTGAAGGCCGGCTATCAGCTGCCAATCATCACCCTGCCGCAAGGGTGCGAGCGCTACATTCGCCTGAACTACACCGTCAACGGTGTAGGTGTGCCGACCGCTGGCAAGGTCACTGCAGGCATCGTGGCTGGGGTGCAGACCAATGGCTAAGCACTACAAGGTGCTTGAGCGCTCCTTCATCAACGGGCGTCTGTGCGAGCCCGGCGATGTTGTGTCGCTTGAGATCGACAGCCCCGGCAGTCACCTTGAGGAAGTGAAGGCCGAAGCCAAGCAGGAGAAGGCAAAGCCCGGCCAAAAGCCGACCGCCAAGCCTGATGAAAAGCCGGAAGACAACCTTCCGGACGCGTAACACCAAGGGGCCTACGGGCCCCTTTCTATTTCCGGAGATCGCATGGCCAGTGTCGTCCAAATCTGCAACATGGCGCTCACCCGCATCGGGCAGAACCAGTTCATCGACTCGATAGACGAGCAGAGCAAGGCGGCCGAGTTGTGCGCGCTCCACTATGAGCAGTGCCGCGATCAGGTGCTGCAGGACTTCCCATGGCCGTTTGCTGAAGCGCGCGTGTCCCTCGCTGACATTGGATCGCCGCCGCAGAACTGGGCCTATAGGTATCGCTACCCGACCGATTGCCTACAGATCCGGCACATCACCACACCCGGCATGCGTCAGCCGCGCGTCGAGCAGCGCGTGCAGTTCAAGGTCATCAATGCCACTGGTGGGCGAGCGATCGTCACCGACCAGGAACAGGCCGAACTGGTTTACACGCTGAAGGTTGAGGACACGACCTACTTCTCACCGCTGTTCACCAGTGCGCTGGCCTGGCGCTTAGCGGCAGAGTTGGCAATGGGTCTGCAGGCACGCCCTGAGAACTACAGCGCAGCCATTCAGAACTACCTCATCACCATCGATCAGGCCCGAGCCCTTGCGTTTGAAGAAAGCGAGGAGGGGCCGTTTCCTGAATCCGAGTTCATACAGGCGCGCAACTAATGGGAACATCCACCATTCAGCCGTCGTTCGCGGCCGGTGAGCTTGCGCCGTCGCTGTATGCGCGCGTCGACCTGGCCCGTTACCAAACCGGCCTGCGCCTGTGCTCGAACTTCTTCGTCATGCCCTATGGCGGCGTGAAGAATCGCCCCGGCACCGTGTTCATCAACGAGACCAAAGGCAGCGGCGCGGCCCGCCTGATCCCGTTTCAGTTCAACGATGAGCAGACCTATGTCCTTGAGTTCGGCAGCCTGTACATGCGCGTCTACAAGGACGGCGGCGTGGTCGAGTCGAGCCCTGGCGTGCCATATGAAATCGCAACGCCGTTCACCGCTGCGCAGCTGTTCGAGCTGAACTACACGCAGTCGGCTGACATCATGACCATCGTGCATCCATCGCATGAGCCGCGGCAACTGTCGCGCCTGGGGCATGACAACTGGACGCTGGCGACAATCAGCTTCGTTCCAAGCATCGCTGCGCCGACAGGTTTGTCTGGCTCGGCTCGCTCGGGCGGCTCTGGCGACACTACTTCATATCGCTACGTCGTTACCGCAGTGGCTGATAGCGAGGTTCCGGAAGAAAGCCTGCCTTCTGCATCGGTCACCGTTGCCAGTTGGGACAGCAAGGCCGGCGCTACCTTGAGCTGGTCCGCTGTCTCTGGCGCGGACTATTACAACGTCTACAAAGACAGCAACAGTTCAGGCATCTACGGCTTCATTGGCAAGGCTGATGGCCTGACCTTCAACGACATCAACATCGCTCCGGTCAAGACTGATACCCCGCCGACTGGCAATAACCCGTTTGTTGGGGCTGGAAACTATCCGGGCGCGGTCGGCTATTACCAACAGCGCCTGTGCTTCGCGGGGTCAGACCTCGCTCCGCAAACCTTCTGGATGAGCAAGACCGGAAACTTCAAGAACTTCGGCTATGCCACGCCGGTAAAGGATGACGATTCGATCACTTTCACCATCGCATCACGCCAGGTGAACCGGTTCCGCCACATCCTGCCGCTTCGGCAGTTGCTGGGTCTGACTTCGGGCGGCGAGTGGGTCATCTCTGGGGGCGAATCAGGCATCACAGCCAAGACCGTCAAGGCCGAGATTCAGAGCTACAACGGTGTATCGAAGATTCCGCCGATCGTTATTAACGACTCAGCCATTTACGTGCAGCAGCGCAACAACGCAGTGTCCTCGCTGGCCTACACCTTCGAGGCTGATGGGTTCTCCGGCGACGACCTGACCAAGTTCTCGCCGCACTTCTTCCGCGGTTACACGCTGATCGATTGGACCTACCAACAGATCCCTGACCGCCTGGTCTGGGCGGCGCGCAATGACGGGGCCTTCCTCGGTATGACCTTCCTTCCGGAAGAGCAGCTGCTGGCCTGGCATCAGCACCACACGGATGGCTTTGTCGAGTCGGTCTGCTGCATCGCTGAGGGTCAGATGGACGCGCTCTACATGCTCGTTCGTCGCACCATCAACGGCGTGACGAAGCGTTACGTTGAGCGCATGGCGACCCGCGATATAGCGGACCCTGAAGACGCTTTCTTTGTCGACTGCGGGCTGACCTACGACGGCCGCAACAAGAATGCGGCGGCAACCCTGGCTCTCAGTGGCGGCACTGACTGGAAATACCCGCAGGCGGTCACCGTCACAGCCGTGGGGCACACGCCATTCACCGCTGACAGTGTTGGACGGACCTACCGGCTCCGCGCCGGGGTGGAAATGGTGCGGGTCGAGGTTACGGCCTACACCTCGTCGACCGAAGTCACCGCCAAGCTGTTGGAGATATGCCCGGAAAGCCTGCGCGGCGTAGCGGTAAGCGACTGGGCGCTGATGGCTTCGACCATTGCCGGGCTCGGTCACCTGGAAGGCAAGACGGTTTCCATTCTGACCGATGGCGATGTGCATCCGCAGCGCGTCGTGTCGGGCGGATCTATCAGCCTGCAGCATGTATCGGCGGTGGTTCATGCCGGCCTGCCCTATGTGGCCGAGATGGAAACGCTAGAGATCGACTGGGCTGACAGGTCATCCGCTACCCAGTTCGATAAGCGCAAGATCATTCCGACGGTTACGGCCTTTCTGGAGGCATCGCGGAACTTTTGGGCCGGCCCTAAGCGCGGCGCGAAGCTGTACGAGACAAAGCCGGAGTATCGCGAAACTTACGACTCCCCTGTCGCCGCCACAACCGGCATCACCGAGCTAAAGATCGAATCGGTATGGCAGGAGTCTGGCCGCGTCTACATCCAGCAGCCTGACCCGCTACCGCTCACCATCCTTGCATTGATCCCAGAGGTTACCGTCAGTGGCAAAAGCTGAAGTGCTCCCCTTGTCGGCCGCTGATGTTGCGAGTGTCGTTGCCGATGTTCGCCAGGCCGATGTGGATGAGATCGCCGAAGCCCTGCAAACGCCCATAGAGGGCGCGCTGGCGGAAGCCTTGGGTAACCACTGCAAGGCCTCGAAGATCGTGGTTGGCGGGCTGATTGTGGCCGTGTTCGGCGATTCAAGGCATGACGAGCAGATAGGCGTCCCGTGGCTGATCAGCACGCGCCACATCGAACGGTTTCCGAAAGCGTTCTTGCAGGTTTGCAAGCCTGAAGTGGCCGAAATGCTGGGCAGACATTCACTCCTGCTCAACTACGTTGACATTCGCAATACGGCGGCCATCCGCTGGCTGTCCTGGCTGGGCTTCAGCTTCGGTGAGCCTGAGCCATATGGCCCGCTAGGTATGCCGTTCTACCCATTCTGGATGAGGCGCAAATCATGTGCGTGAGTAACCTGTTCAACGCATACGCCAGCTACGAGCAGGGCAAGTACCTTGACGAGGTGGCGAAGGTAAACGCCGGCATCTCGAAGAAGGCAGCCGAGGATGCCATGCAGCGTGGCGGCGTCGCGGCTGATGAGCAGCGCAAGACCACTCAGCAAGTTATCGGCGCTCAGCGTGCGGGGTTTGCTGCGAATGGGATTGACGTGAACACCGGCACGGCTGGTCAGATCCAGAACGACGCAGCTGCGCTTGGAGAGATGGACGCATTGACCATCATGAACAACGCTGCGCGCGAGGCCTACGGCTACCGCGTGCAGGCGATGGATCAGCGGCAGCAAGGCAAGCTGGCCAAGTATCAGGGCAAGATTGAGGCTATCGGTTCCATTCTTGGCGGCGCAGAGAAAGGCGCTATGTTCGCTGCAGGCGGGGGCGCGTAATGGCTAGGATTCCTGATTATTCACAGCGTCAAGTCGCCACGCGTCCCGTCGCTGCCCAAGGCTTCAGTATGCGCGGGCCTGATGCGTCCGGTCTTGCTCGCGGTATTGAGCAGGCCGAGAACGCCGTCATCCGCCACGTCGAGAAGGAGCGCGAGAGCGCCAACCGTGCCGCCATTCTGGAAGCTGACAAGCGGCTAACCGACTGGCAGCACAATACGCTGTTCAATCCAGAGGGCGGCGTCTATACCCGCAAGGGCAAGAACGCGCTCGACGTTACCAATGGCACGCTCGATCAGTTCGAGCAGGCGCAGGCGAAAATCGCGGAGAGCCTGTCTACCGAAGACCAGCGCGCCATGTTCGGCCAGATCGCCGCACAGCGCCGCGAATCTATCTCGCGCGAGCTGAACCGGTACGAGTTTGGCGAACGTCAGCGCTACTACGACGATGTTGACCGCGGCCAGCTTGAAACCGCCATGCAGGGTGCGGCGCTCAACTACAACAACCCGGAAAAGATCGCCTACTACCAGAACTCGGCAAAGCAGGTACTGGTCAACCAAGCCGAGCGCAACGGCATGCCGCCTGAGATGCTCCAGGCCAACCTGCTGCAGACCAATAGCTCCATGTCGACCGCCGTGATTTCACGCATGGTTGATGAAGACCCCTACGCTGCGCGCTCGTACTTCACCACGGCGCAGGAGGGGATGACTGCAGAGGATCAGGTCAAAGCCAGCCGGCTGATCGAGCGCGAGATCAAGACGCGGGAGATTCAGGCTAAGCAGATTCAGGCCATCGCCCGGGCAGAGCTATCGACCCGCGTGTCGGATGCTCAGTCCGCCTATCTGTCGGGCTTCGATTTCGAGAACCCGCCGTCGGCCTCCGACTTCATCGCCTCCTACGGCGCACAAGAGGGCGCGGAGCGGTACGCGCAGTTCGAGAAAACCCAGCAGATCGGGACCGCTATTCGTCAAGTCGCGCTGGCCTCGCCCGATGAGCGTATGCAGCTGGTCGAACAGTTTCGGCCGGCAAAGGATGGCGTGGCCGAGGATGGTTTCGCAGTCGATGCCAAGCTTTACGGCGCGCTGCTCAACTCGGCTTCTCGTCTTGGCGACGAGCTGCAGAACGACCCGGCCACCTATGTGATTGGGCGCAGCCCGTTGCTAATGAAGGCTGCAGAGGATGCGTCGAGTGGTGACCCGGCCGCGGTCGAAGCCTATGCCACAGCCATGATTGCCGAGCAGCAGCGCCTCGGTGCAGCTGAGCCAAAGCTACTGACCTCGCGCCAGGCGGCCAGCATCGCCGCTGCTTTCGAAAACACCGAGGACGGCGGCAGCAACGCCGCACAGGTCATCGAGCAACTGCAGCAGCAGTGGGGCCGCAACTGGCCGACCGTCTACAAGCAGCTGCAGGACAAGCTGCCGGGCGCCGCGCTGGTGATTGGCTCCGGTGTCGATCCGCAAACCAGCGCCACACTGGCCCGAATTGCTCCGCTGAAGACATCGGAACTGAAAGCTGGTCTCGACAGCGCCGAAGCCAGTGACGCGAAAAGAGCGCTGAACGAAGGGATGGCCGAGTTCCGCAACACCCTGGCCGGTCAAGTCGGTGGCGAGCGCACATTCTCCACGCTGTACAACGAAGCCGAGCGCCTGGCTTATGCCTACATGGGGCAGGGCAAGGGCGCTCGGGATGCAGTCGAGCTGGCGAAGAAAGCGCTGATCGATGACAAGTACACGCTGCAGGGCACCTACCGTGTGCCGAAGGCCTACGACGCCGACCTGATCGAGGCCGGCACCGAGCGGGCTATCGAATCACTCGACCCTATGACGCTGAACTTCCGCACGCCAGCCGGTGTGCCGGAGGACTTCGCCGCGAGCCGCGTGAAGGCTGCCATCGAGAAAGACGGGTACTGGGTCACCTTGCCCGACGAAAGCGGCGTGGCACTGTACTACGGCGGCGAGGCGGTACTTGATCGTGCCGGCAACCCGGTTGCTCGCAAGTTCGACGACCTGGCAGCCGAGGCCATCCAGAAACCCAGCGCCTGGCAGCGCTTCAACGAAGGCCGGGAGAAGATGAACCAATCTGCCGCGCCTTCTGGTGCATGGGGCATTCAATGACGCTATTCACCGATGGCCTGATCATCCGGAAAGACCGCAACATTCTGGATGATGTGGTGACCGGCCAGTTCGACGCGGCAGAAGCTGCGTTCGATCAGGCGATGTTCGAGAACCCAACGAGCGCCGCGCGGCGTATCGGGGAGCTGAACGAGGCGGAGCGCGGAACGGTTGAGATGCAGGCTTATCCGGCCTATGGCATCCAAGAGCGCCGCGCTGAACCTGAAACGCCGCTACTGACCGCTGAGCAGGCCCGCGCCAGGATCAAGGAAGAAGGCCTCGACCTCACCGTTGAGGATTCCGGCATTCGTGCCGGCGCGCTGGATATCCTGATCGAGCGCAAGCGCGAAGAGGTCAAGCGCAAGCTGATCCTGGATAACGCCCCGGCGTCGACCATACCGGTGCAGCTGCTGGCTGGGTTCGGCGCTTCGGTGCTTGACCCGTTCAACGTAGCGTCGGCATTCGTGCCGGTCGTTGGCGAAGCGCGCGTTGCGTCGCTGCTGGCGCGTGCCGGCACGTCGGTTGCGGCTCGTGCGGCTGCTCGCGCTCAAGTCGGCGCGATCGAGGGCGCCGTCGGCGCGGCTATGGTTGAGCCGCTGGTTCTGTATGCCTCGGCTCAGGATCAGGCCGACTACGGCGCCGTTGATAGCTTGCTGAACGTGGCTTTTGGCTCAGTGATGGGCGGCGGTCTGCACAGCGCTGGCGGGTACGTTTCCGATGTGCGCCGCGGCACGCTGCTGGAAGGCGTCAAAGCTGAGTCGCCTGCCATCACTAGCCAGGCTCCGGCGAAGATCAGCCCGCAGCAGTTCGCGCTGCGTGTCGATGAAGATCCGATGCTTGCCCTGCGTGACTCGCTTGAGCGCGGCATTCAGGGTGACCGCGTGCGATTGGCTGAAGATGCTGGGCGCCAGGCGCGCGAGACGTTGATGCCTGAGATCCGCGCAGAGTTGTCGGAAGTGGCAGCCGGGCGCATGCCCAATGCTCAAGCCTTGCAGGCAGAGCGTGTTGCTGTGCAGGAGCGCCTTGAATCGCTGGATAGCACCCTTGGCCAGCGCATCGAGGAGTTGCGCGGTCGTGGCGAGAACCCAGTCCAGGCCGTGAACAAAGCCCGCCAGTCGATCAACGAGGAGCGCAAACGGCTGACGGCGCGTGACGCTGAACTGGCTGATGCCAGTGATACCGGACGGCAGGCAGAGATTGCCCGTCGCGATCTTGAGGGCCTACAGCGTGGAGAAATTCCGCAGCGCTACCAGTCACGCATTGACGCCGAGACAGGCCGCATCGCCAGCGGCCTCGATCTGCGGCAGACCGCGCGGGCGAAAGCTGAGGCCGCACCCTGGCAGGTTCGCGAGAGCGCCCTTCGTGCTGCCGTGGCTCAGTCGGTCACTGGCCGTCCGGTCAATGTCGAGGCGATCTTCGATCTGGCCGACCCAGCCAAGCGCGCCGCCGCACTCCAGCGCCTGAAAGAGCCCGTCGAGACGGTTGCCGATCCAGAAGGCGAGGTCGCCAGCTACGCAGCCGGCGAAACAGCCGACGCCCTGGACGGAACAGACCTTGCCGGCGCCGAGCGTATGCTTGCCGATGAGCAGGCGCTGACTGACGAAATGGCCGCTCAGGCAGGTATCGATCTCAAGCCATTCATGCGCGAAGCCGACGAACTTTCCGCAGACGCTGAAACCTACGCCGCCGCCTACCGGGCCGCTGCACTCTGTCAGTTGAGGACCTAATGGCCGCATTAGATTGCATCGACACTATCCAGGCTGCCGCGAAGGCTGCAGGACGCGAGCTGAACGAAGAAGAGATGGTCGAGTTGGTGGGCGATCTTCAGGCCCGCATCAAGCAGTTGCAGGCCACTGACGGAATGCTCGGCCTCGAAGACGCCGCCATGCGTGCCGCTGATGAGATGGGCAACGAGGTCAAGCTGGCTGCCGCGATCGAGAAGCGTAACGCACTGCTGAACGCTCGCCGCCGCGCCGAACTGGTCGGCTACATCCGTAGCACCTGGTCAGATCGTCCGGACCTGGGCCTTGAGTCCTTCCTTGTCGGCACCAACGTGGCGCGCCCCGGCGCTCGCCGTTCTGTGGCTGCTGAGCAGAAGCAGCTCAGTCAGGCGTATATCGCGGGCTTCCTGCATGAAATCGAGGCCGAGGGGCTGCTGCCCTTCCTGACGAAGGGCGATCTGGACGCCGACATTGCCGACTCGCTCTGGCGCATCGGCATGGACAAGCCTCTGGACGGCCTGAGCAAGGAAGCCGTGTCGATCGCCAAGATCATGCAGAAGTACCAAGAGACGGCGCGCATCGATGCGAACCGGGCCGGCGCCTTTATCCGTAAGCTGCCGGGCTACGTGGTGCGCCAGTCCCATGACCCGTACAAGATCCAGCGCGCCGGCTTCAAACAGTGGCGAGACGAGATCCTGCCATTGCTGGACGAGCGCACATTCGAGTCGGGCTCGGACGTGGACGGCTTTCTGCTCGCCACCTATAACGGTCTGGTCTCTGGCGTGCACCTCAAGGTCTCGACCGGCCAGCCGAACGGTTTCAAAGGTCCGCGCAACCTGGCCAAGAAGGTCAGTGCCGAGCGGGTGCTGCACTTCAAGGACGGCTTGGCCTGGAACCAGTACAACAAGGTCTATGGCACCGGTTCGCTGCGCGAAGCCTTCCTCGGCGGCCTTGATCGCTCTGGCGATAGTACCGGCATGATGCGCCGGCTCGGCACCAACCCGGAAAGCAACTGGAATGCCGCGCTCGATGAGCTTCAGCTTGACCTGAAGAACGACCCGGAAGGCCTGCGCAAATTCCAGCAGGATCGCAACGGGCTTCTCAAGACCCGCTTCTCGGAGATCGACGGCACGTCCCGCATGGCCGTAAACCATGTCGGCGCTCGTGTTGCCTCGAACCTGCGCGCCTGGCAGTCCATGGCCAAGCTTGGCGGCGCGGTTATCTCAGCGGTGACTGACCTTCCCGTCGCCGCCAGTGAAATGCGCTACCAGGGGAAGGGCATGTTGTCCTCCATGGGTACGCTGATCGGCGGCATGGTCAAGGGCAAGAAGCCAGCCGAGCAACGCGAAATCCTCTCGACGCTCGGCGTGTTTTTCGACAGCGTGCGCGGTGAAGTGGTCAGCAAGTTCAGCGCCGACGACACGTTGGGCGGCAAGATGAGCCGGGCGCAGCAGCTGTTCTTCAAGCTGAACGGCCTGACTTGGTGGACTGACACCATGCGCAGCACCGCGGCGCTTATGATGAGCCATCACCTGGCCTACAACCGCACGCTGGGCTGGGACAAGATGAACCCGGACCTGCAACGCACGCTCGAGTTGTTCGATATCGACGCCGGCAAGTGGGATCTGCTGCGCTCGACACCTTCAAAAGAGGCAGACGGCCGGGAGTACATGACTACGCAAGGCATCGACAACATCCCGGAAGAATCCCTGGCCGGCTACCTGGCCAGCAAAGGCCGCACGGCGAATGCCGCTGCCATAGGCGAACTGCGCGAGGAATTGCGCGGCAGCCTGCGCAGCTACATCACCGACCGTGCCAGCTATGCAGTCATCGAGCCCGATGCCAGAACGCGGGCCATCATGCGCCGCGGCACCCAGCCTGGCACTGTCGCTGGCGAGCTGCTGCGGTTCGTAGGTCAGTTCAAGGCTTTCCCGGTCGCGGTGCTGCAGAAGTCCATCGGTCGCGAGCTATACGGCAGGGGCTACAAGCCCAGCGCATACGGCGCCAACGTCGGTCGTGAACTGATGCAGTCCATGCGCAGCGGCAACGGCGAGAAGCTTGGCGTGGCGCAGCTGATGCTCTGGACGACCCTGTTCGGCTATGGCGCCATGGCACTGAAAGACATCGTGAAAGGCCGCGAGCCGCGTCCAGTCGACGACCCGAAAACATGGGTCGCCGCAATGCTGCAGGGTGGGGCGCTCGGCCTGTACGGTGATTTCCTATTCGGCGAGGCCAACCGCTTCGGCGGCGGGCTCACTCAGTCGCTATCCGGGCCAACGCTGGGGCTGATCGATGGCGGGTATGACCTGTTCGCCAGGATGCGTGACGGTGATGACGCGGCAGCTGCCAGCTTCCGCTTCGCTATCCAGAACACGCCTTTCGCGAATTTGTTTTACACTCGCACGGCCATGGACTATCTGTTCCTGCATAGCGTGCAAGAGGCACTGAATCCGGGGGCTCTGCGCCGCATGGAGCGCCGAATAGAAAAGGAAAACGCCCAGCAGTTCCTGTTGCGGCCATCACAGACGTACCAAGACCCGCTAGGGATTGCGAGGTAATCGATGCTTACGTTTTTAGCCATAACACTTGCTCGACTGCTTGATCCGATAAGCATCGCACTCTGCATGTTGGTTGCCTGGTGGATGCCTCGCCTCTGGCAGGCTATGGCGGCAAGCGCTGCGGCTTACATTGGCTTGATGCTGGCAATGGGTAATCCGACAACGCCCGTCGTGTTCGCTGCCACTGCGACGGCGGGGGCGCTTATCGGTCTTGCAGCTAATCGTCTGCGTGCTTGGCTGTCGGCTCGTAAGGCCGCCAAGGCATGAGCCTTGTGGTTGCCGGCCTGATCGTCTTTCTCGCACCACTGCTGGTGGCAGTCGCCGTCGGCCTCGCGCTTCCCGATCAGGTCAGGCTGTACGGAGTCATCGTCGCGTACCTCCTTGCCTCGGTGGTTGCCGTATCAGTCGCGGCCGAGCAGTACCATGGACGCATCCGATCCACTGGCGATCTGGTTGTTGCCGCGCGAAGCGGTACTCAGGGGGCACTTTGGATTGGCCTGGCGGTAGGAGGAGTCATTGCCGCCGCATGGCTGGCCTCGCGCCTGATGTAAAACTCATGACTTAACGCGCCCCGCTTCGGCGGGTTTTTTATTGCCCAAATCCCAGGCCCCGCCAACGAGCGGGGCTTTTTATTGCCCATGAAAAAGGACAGGCCATGACCGTTCAGACGAACACCAACGTCGCCAGCTTTAACGGTAACGGAGTGACGCAGATTTTCCCGATCGCGTTCAAGTTCAACAACGACACCGATCTGGTTGTTCTGCTGGTAGATGACGCCACCGGCTCAGCATCGCTGCTCACCTTGAATTCCGACTACACCGTTAGCGGAGAGGACGATGAAGAGGGTGGCCTGATTAATGTCGTGGTGGCTCCAGCCATCGGCAAGCGGCTGAAGGTAACGCGTGTTGTCGATATTCTTCAGCTGACGGACCTTCGCAACCAGGGCAAGTTCTTCGCAGAAGTCCACGAAGACGCCTTCGACCTGCTGACGATGATCGCCCAGCAGCACGAGTCTGGCATCAATTCATCCCTACGCGTTGCCGAGTCAGATCCCGAGCCGGCGCGGATCCCCGCTGTCGCTCAGCGGGCCGGAAAAATTCTTTCCTTCGACGCCAATGGGAACCCGCAGGTTGTGGCCCCCGTTGCAGACAGCTCGACCGAGCTTCGGCAGGAGCTGGCCTCCCCATCTGGCGCTAGCTTGATCGGAGGTCTGTTGGTGCCGCTGGCATCGGTCCAAGCGCTGCGGGAACTTATCACCACTACAAAGTACGCAGAGACTTTAGGGTATTACGCTGCAGGAGACGGCGGGGCCGGGCTTTATTATCTCGATGAGGGTGACACTACCAGTTCCGATAACGGCGGAA